CTCAAGGAGGCACAGGTCCTCAAGGAAATACTGGCCCTCAAGGAAATCAAGGCCCTTCAGGAACCTCTGGAACCTCAGGAACTTCAGGAGCAACTGGTCCTCAAGGAAATACAGGTCCCCAAGGTAACACAGGGTCAACAGGATCTACTGGCCCAACAGGAGCAACAGGCCCTCAAGGAGGCACAGGTCCTCAAGGAAATACTGGCCCTCAAGGAAATCAAGGCCCTTCAGGAACCTCTGGAACCTCAGGAACTTCAGGGGCAACTGGCCCTCAAGGCCCAACAGGAGCAACTGGCCCTCAAGGCGCTCAAGGAAATACAGGTCCTCAAGGAAATACAGGTCCCCAAGGTAGCACAGGGTCAACAGGATCTACTGGCCCAACAGGAGCAACAGGCCCTCAAGGAGCTCAAGGAAATACAGGTCCTCAAGGAAATACAGGCCCCCAAGGCAACACAGGCCCAACAGGGTCTACTGGCCCAACAGGAGCTCAAGGTCCTCAAGGAAATACAGGCCCCCAAGGCAACACAGGCCCAACAGGGTCTACTGGCCCAACAGGAGCTCAAGGCCCTCAAGGAAACCAAGGTCCATCTGGAACAGGCCCAACTGGCCCCACAGGACCTCAAGGCAACTCAGGCAACACAGGTCCAACAGGCCCAAGAGGTCCAACAGGTCCTACTGGCCCTCAAGGCCCATCTGGAACAGGCTCAGATATAAGATATAAAGAACACGTAGAGGTTTTAACTAATGCTATAAGTGGGATAAATAGCCTGTCAGGCTTTTATTTCGATTGGACAGCAGATGCTCCTCCCCATGAAATATACGGGGACGACAGAAGGATTGGTTTGTCTGCTCAAAATGTTCATTCTGTTTACCCAGAACTTGTGCAAAGTGGCTCTGCTTCTGGCCCGTCAGGGGATATACCAGACTTTATGACCGTATCTTATGAGAGAATGGCGGGGGTCTTTGTGCAGGCCTTACAAGAATTGGATAGCAAAATTGAAGATTTAAAAACTCAGGTATCTAATCTAGACTAATAAAATCTATCTTTTTTTACTATCGTTCCTTTTTAATAAGTGTAATTCTTTGTAACGTGAAGGTAGTAGACATAGCACAAGAAATATATTTGGAACTTGGTGAGCCTAGTAGCCTAAGTATACCTGCAATAGCTTTTTGGGTTCGTTCAAATGTCGGAGCCTTAAATAACTATATCGATAAAGTCTTTAAGATTAATGATTCTACTCTGGAAATAGAGCAATATCATAGCGATTCTAGCGTGGATGTTCAAATAGGCAGAGAAGAAAAGGCTATATTGAAAAAAATGTATATGGTTCATTACTACGCCATTAAGTTAAGAGAAACTTTAGGAGCTGCCGCCAGCGACCCTACAATAGAAGTTAGTTCTGACGGAGCAACAGTAAAAAAAGTCAACAAAAACGAGCTTAGCAAGACTTATGCTCAAGCTAGAAGGCTAGAATACGAAGAACTTCAACACCTTATAGCTGGATATAAGAAATTCGAGTTTCTGCCTTTGCAAGTTGCTGGAGACGATACGGTCGAAGGTTCTCCTACTTATACTCAAATACAGTTTAACAGAATTAGATATTAATGGCTAGTTTAGTTCCAGCTACAGGAAAAGCATACCTTACGGGAGCTTTGAAGGATCATTTTGATACCTTTAAGGAGACTTTTACTGTTTTTAAGGAACCTACTCGGACCGCTACTAGCGATACTACAACGAAATTATCTTATTATGGGTATACAAAAAGACAAAAAGAAATTCATTTTACAAATACTCATGTATCTGGAGTATATCAAGGAATAGTAACTTATCGAGGAAATCAATCGGCGGATATGTTATCAGAAGGAGATGTCCGCCATAGGTTTTCTGACGGAGACGCTGAAATAAAAGTAGAATCAGATGCCAGAAAGTTTATAAAACAAAATGGTAAAACTTTAAAATTAACTTTTGATGAGAATACTTTTAATATAGTAGGAGATGAAAGAGTACAAAATTATTTAGGATTAAAATTTTATATTTTTCCTTTAAAACATAGTAAATAAAATGGCAAGAGGAGGAGTAAAATTTAAAAGAATGAAAATAGATACTAAATCTTTTATTAAAGATGTTAAAAAATCTTCTAGAGCTTTTCATAAATCTGTTTTTCCTATTATAAATTCTAATTTCGAAAATAAAAAGGAGGCTTTTTTGGAAGCGTTCGAAAATCACCCAATAACTCAACAAATGTACGCAGGCGCAGATTCCCCGGGAATGAATTTCCCCGGAGGACCATTAGGGGGAGTTAGTAACTTGTTTGCGTTTTTAGGCTTTCGTGATGGCGATGACCCGGCTGAATCGCTAAGAATCATGCTGACGAAATATATAGTCCTTTTAAAAAACTATAGAGTAAAAACATCCCCCAAGGGTATAATATATACTCATCGTGTTAAAATGCCACAAATGGAAGAGATATATGACAGGACCCCAATGAGATGGACTTCGAGAAGTTGGATAAAAGCTGTAGAGTTTGGAGTTTCAGGTTTTCAATTTTTGTTAAGGGGTTACAGGAAAGGCAGTCGGTCAGGAGGAGCTTTTCTGTCTAAAAAACAAAAAGTTCGCTCAGGGCGTTTTCAAAATCAATCATACCTTTCCTCTTTATATAGAGAGTTTCAGAAAGATTTAACCGGAGCTAGAAAAGTTTAATAATGAAAGGCCAATTTGACCATCAAGTAATGCAAAGCTTCCTTTTATGGTTTGACCATACTTTATTGTTAAAAGGAGAAGCTTATACGAATACGTCAGGCCAATATTATGATATTTATGACCAATATGATGGTTATTATAGTTATGCCTTGCCGTACAAACAAATAGTTGCAGATCATTCTATAACTGGAGCAACAGATTATATACCCACTGGGGTTTATCTAGGAGGAGATTTTATTACCCCGTCTGGAACAAATGGCCCTGACGCTTACGATGCTTTTAGGGACATAGACTACAGCAATGGGACTGTAAACTTTGTCTCTGGGCAGACAGACACAATAACTTCCGTCTATTCTGTAAAGGATTTTTCTACATACTTATCTAGCGAATCAGAGGAAAAACTACTTTTTGAAACAAAATACAAGCTTTCTTCTGATGTGATTCAGTCTGTTTCAGGCTTAGCTCCTAAGGAAGTTACTTATCCAGTATGCTTTGTCCTTAATAAAGGAAGCCGAAACGAAGGGTTCACTTTTGCCGGAATGGATCAAACAATAATGGATATTAGAGTGCTTGTTTTAGCTGATTCTCAGTTTGATTTAGATGGAATTGGTTCGATATTTAGAGATAAAGTTCAAACTCATGTAGCTATGCTTAAGTCTAGCGAAAATCCATTTAACGTATTCGGAGGCTATAAAAATCATACAAATTTCAACTATACCGGTGTAATAGACGGTAAGGGCGTAATAGATAGGCTTTATGTTAATGAGGTAGCGGTTTCTACGACAGATAGGTTAGGGTCAGAGGTTTCAAACAATAATCCGGATATATTTTTCGGTATGATTGACTTTGAAGCTATAGCTTATCGTTACCCTAGAGGGTCTTAGTAATATTTAATTTCACAAAGACCTAAAAAAAATGTAATCATGACAAATAAAGGATTAAACTATTATGGCAAGAAATAGAGTAATTTATAACTCAGAGGCACTTTTCGCTGGCCAAAAAGTCGGTAAAAACTGCTACGAACAAGACGAGGGTGTCAATAGCATTAAGCAGCTACACCGCGTCCAAAATGCAAATTACAGCTTTAACGTCGCTAGAACTGATATTAATCAATTTGGTGAATTGGCTGCAATTGATAGGATCATTAGCGATACGCCAACTGTATCTCTAGATTTCAGCTACTACTTGGCTAACTTCGCTAATGAAGATTTCTTAGGTTTTAACATTGGTAACACAGGTAACGCCCATGGCGCAGATCCATTTGGAGATGGAGAAGGTCTAACTACCGCAGTAAAATTCTACCTAGACGGAACTAAAGACCAAAGAAACTATTTTATTCAAACATCCGCAGAAGGTATAGACGCGATCAATGATGAGGATAACAGAAAGAAGAGTATTATCGGTATAGGTAATGGCTTCTTAACCTCTTATAGTGTTGATGCTTCTGTTGGAGGTCTCCCAACGGCTAGCGTAGGCGTAGAGGCTCTGAACATGAATTTCAATAGCGGTTTAGTTATGAGTCATTCAGGCGTCGGCACTGATGACTACCGAAACTCTTGGAGATCAAGAGCTACTGGTGCTGAAGGTGCTATCGGAGGCGCTACGGCTTCATTTTCTGGAGTTCCTGTCCTTTACGATGCTGGCGGCACAAAGATTGCTTTTAATTCAGGAGACGCGGGCACACAAGGCTTTTCAGAGGAAGGCTGGAGCGGTTTCTACACTCACGGCGCTGGGGCCGGTGCAGGTGGCGATGGTTCTGAATGGAGAAACTCTGGAGTCAGGCTTCCATCTGTTAACCCTGTTGATGGACAAAAGAGTGCTGGAGTATTCTTCTTGCCAACAGCTAGCGGACACGCAGGAGTTGATGCTTCTGGACTATTGAACCTTTCAACTCTCCGTCCGGGAGATATAAGAATGTATTTCAGGCAAGTCCAAAAAGGAGGGCAAGTTGCCCTTAGCGGTTTCTCTGGAGCAGGGGCTACAGATGGTTCATCTTCGTTCAAAGATCCCGATGTACCGGGTGTCGAGCTTCCGACTCAATCTGGTTACAAACGAGAACAGGCAGATGAGGAGCTAGGTGGAGAAGTAACAGCAGCTCACATTCAAAGTTTCTCACTAGACTTTGGATTGTCTCGGACTCCTCTGCAAAGGCTCGGAGTTAAATATGCTTATTCTAGAGAAATTGACTTTCCGGTAAATGTCTCTCTTTCTGTTGATGCAATTCTAGCCGACCTTACTACAGGTAACTTGGCAGATATCATTAACTGTGACAGAAGTTACGATGTCGCGATTGAAATGGCTGCTCCAGCTGATTGCGTTGGCAGCTTCAGTGCACATGATACTAGAAGCTTCGACGGTAGGCTTCCAGTAGCTACTTATATAATTAAGAATGCAAAACTAGATTCTGAGTCATTCTCTTCTTCGATCGGAGACAATAAGGGAGTTACTCTCGACTTCTCTGCTCAAATTGGCGGGCCAAACCAAAGTGGTAATGGCTTGTTTATGAAGGGAGTCACTGCATCTAATATAGATTCTCAACTTGAGACTAGCAGACCTGCCTTCCCGACAGAGACTACGACCTTGTAATCTTACAATACCATATAGTTCTTTATCAAACCCCCGAATTTTCGGGGGTTTTTCTTTTTTTTTGTGTAGATTTTAATAGGTTAAAGGTATAATAGGTATATAGGTATGTCTTCAAATGATCAAAAACGTATAGACTCGAAATTAGATGAGTTTATAAAGTTCCAAATAAATAGGAAAGTTATAAATCTCTATAAAACTTTTTTTATAATTCTGGAAGACCTTCAGGAACAAGGGTTCTTAAAAATGTCTTCAGCTTCTTATAGTAGAGTAAGAAAAAAAGTCTTAGATGGAGGTAATGATTGTATTCGAGAAATTGAAGATTACTTAGAAAAATTAGATGTTTCCATTAAAGACGATTATAATTTAGACGAATGAAAAAGCTGTACGAATTTACTATAGAAAAGGAAGAGGAAGTCGTAGAGGAAGAGGTCATCCACGAAGATGATGGGACAACTACAACTAAATCTAAAAAAGTTAAAAAATTTGTCCCCCGCAAGTTCTTCTTAAGAAAGCCTTCTCATTCAATGATTGATGAAGCTAGTTTATATTACGGAGTAGAACTAGCCAGAGCTGTCAAAGCTGGAATGCTAACAGAGTCAATGCTTAGAAAACGGTTTGAAGAAGACGGAGGACTTCTTTCCACAACAGAAGAGAAAGCGTATGACGATCTTTATACTGATTTAAGAGGCGTTATGGAGGAAGTAGCGAAAATAGAGGGCACCACTAAGAAGCTGACCAAAGCTCAAAAAAATAAACTCAACGTTTTACAAAAAGAAAAGGACTCTATCCTTCAGCAAATTCAAGTATTTGAAAATAACAAATCTTCTTTATTTAACCAAACAGCAGAAAGTAGAGCTAGAAATAAGTCTATAGTTTGGTGGGTGTTAACCCTCTCTTACGAAGTTGAACCTATTAATGATACAGAAGTTCCCGTCTGGGGGACAACTGAACAAAAAATGGAAGAAAGAATTAATGATTACTACGAATGGAACGAGGCTTACGCATCAGATGCTTTCAGCATGGAAGTAAAGTTTAAATTTTTATATTATATTAGCTTCTGGTTCAATAGTTCGGCAAGCGATCAAGAATCTTTCGAAAACGTAGCGAAAAGGGCTGACGAAGAAATAACCAGAGAACTACAGTTTGCCCTTGAAGAAATCAAAAGTTAAAAGCGCTGATCTAAAATTAATTTTTGCAGAAATTATAAATGGTCAGAGTTTAATAAATGTCGACCCCTATGGAGAAATAGAAATAAGACATTTAAACAACCTAGACTCAGCAAGTATAGATTTGCTTAGGCACAAGTACTTCTCAACAGCAGAATCAAAAGGGCTACCAACAGAAAAGAGTAAACTAATAGACCTAAATAAAGAAGGGTCTTGGACAGACGCTGATGAACAATTTCTAGATGAGCACCATTCATATTTAGAAAATTTAATTCAAACAAAAAACAAACTAGTTCTTGAAAGAGACATTAAACCTGTCCAAAAAAAAATAGAAGAAGCTAGTTCAAAAATATACAGAAGATCCTTATTAAGATCAGAGTTGCTAGGCTTGACATGTGATTTATACGCTGATAAAAAAATATCAGAATATTATATTTTATTTTCTTTAAGAAAGGATAATAAGCCTTTTTTATCTACAGAAGAAATAGAAGACTTAGACGTAGAAACCGTCAGTAAAATAAAGAGTCAATATAATGAAAAAATGAAGAAATTCAGCTCTGATAACATAAAAAGAATATCAGTTTCTCCTTTTTTCTTAAATTTCTATTTTCTTTGCGACAAAAACCCTCAGGTTTTTTACGGTAAACCTATAGTAGAACTTACTTTTCATCAGGCAGAGTTGGTTACTTTCGCTAGAAAATACATGAATCTAATGGAAAACGCGAAAAACCCTGCTCCTGACTACTTATATGACGACCCAGATGGGCTTATAGAGTACTACGAAGGAGCCAGAAACGCTGATCACCTAGTAGATTCCGGCCAAGATAAAGACGCTACTACCATAGTTGGAGCGACCAATAAAGAGATGGAAAAGCTTGGTCTTGACAAGCAAGAAGGTCAATCTACTAAGAAAATCAGCCTTGCAGAGCAGGCTTCCAAAAAGGGCGGTTCTTTAAGTATGCAGGATTTAATGAAGATACATGGCGTTAAATAGTGTAATTCCTATAACAGGAATAAGTAATGGCAACAGTAAGAGTAGACGCAGATGTACGCTTTGACGGGAGAAAGATAGAGAGAGATGTCTCTAAAGCTTTTAAACGCGCCGAAAAGGGCATTTCTCTAAAGCTAGACGACCGTTCTTTTCGTCAGCCTTTAGGCAGGATCACTGGAGACTTAAGTGAGTTCCAAAAGTCTCTTGCTGCTTCTAACGCTCGTGTTGTAGCTTTCGCCGCTTCAGCTGGAATTTTATACAAACTGACTCAAGGGTTTGATTTTCTTCTCAAAACTACAATAGAAGTAGAGAAGCAACTAAAAGACATTAATGTTGTTTTAGGGGCTAGCTCTGGCAATTTAAAGAAATTTGGTTCAGACCTTTTTGATATTGCAGCTAACACTGGACAAACTTTCAAAGCAGCAGCAGAAGCCGCAACAGAGTTCTCTAGGCAAGGGCTTGGTCTTGAAAAGACGCTAAGGAGAACGAAAGATGCTCTTGTACTAGCAAGACTTTCTGGAATGGATACGGTTGAAGCCACTAACGCGCTTACAGCCGCAGTAAACAGTTTTAGCTCAGCCGCTTTAACTACAACTCAAATAGTCAACAAGCTCGCAACTGTTGATGCCGCTTTTGCTGTTAGTTCGACCGACTTAGCAGAAGCAATTAAGCGTTCTGGAGCCTCGGCTCAAGCGGCGGGAGTATCTTTTGACGAGCTATTGGCGATTGTTACCGCCGTACAAGAAAGGACTGCTAGAGGTGGAGCGGTAATCGGTAACAGCTTAAAAACTATCTTTACTAGGGTCGCTAGGCCTGAAGTTCTAAATCAGCTTCATAAACTTGGAGTAGAAGTAGAAAATCTTCACGGAGACGTTCTTCCTGCTATGAAGGTCCTTGAGAACTTCGCACAAAAATTTGACGGGCTCTCTGACGCAACAAAAGCAACTAGCGCAGAAATGCTTGGTGGAGTATTTCAGGTTAACAACTTAAAAGCAGCTTTAATGGATTTGGGCTCTGAGTACAGCAGGTACAAGTCAGCTGTTGAAATAGCGGGAAAAGCAACTCAACAAGCAACATTGAGGAATGAAGAGCTTAACACTACGCTGTCTGCGCGTTTAAACAAAGCTCTTCAGGAAACTAGCAGACTAGCGGCAACAGCTGGAGAGTTAACGTTAAAGCCTGCAATAGATAGAACCTTAGATATAATCAATCTTGGACTTCCGGCTCCAGCGGAAGGTGAAAAATATGGCAAGACCATAGGTGAGGCCGTATTTAGAGGTATAGGTACTTTCTTAAGCGGCCCCGGTCTAGCTGGAGCATTCTTTTTAATTGGCAAGTTTGCAAAAGACTTTCTAGTTTTTTCCAAAAAGGTTCTAGTTGACCTTGGAATGCAGTCTAAAAAGACTAGGGAGATAAAAGAGGCTGAATCTTCCTTGAGGGCTATTTATACCTCAAACCTAAGTATAGTTAAACAGCTTCAAGCTGGGACAATCAGCAGAGCTGACGCTGAAGCGAGAATCACTCTCGCATTAAGGGAACAAGCTGGTCTAATGTCTACAATTAGAGGAGCCTCAGCAGCTGGAGCCGCCGGATACGTAGCAACAACTAAGGCTCTTGGGGGAGGTCGCCCCGGAAAAGCCAGTGGTCATATCCCAACTGCTAGCCATGGGTTTGTTCCAGCTGGTGCAGCAATGGCAGAAGTAGCTGGAGCTTATGCCGCAGGGTATACTCCGGGGCAAGTTAGAAGCACTAATATAGCAGGGATAGGGAAAGTTGTTTATAACACGAGGGAAAAAATTCAAAAGGTTCCCGGTATGTCTCAACCTGCGATCATTCCCCCAGCAAGCTCAAAAGGAGGGCAAGCTTACAGAAAAAATTTCAAGAAAGTTCACGGCTTTACTCCTGCAGCGGGTGGACTTACTCCAGATGGCTTTCCAAAGTTCGACGATTTTGCAGAATTTGAAGCTATAAAACGCGCAGAGGCAGCAGCTAGAGTCAAAAGGAGGATGTCTAGGGCAGCCAGAACAGCTTCAAGCGCCCAAGCTAAAATTGAAGCTATGACGCAGATGCACGGCCCGGGCGTTTTTCATTCAGGGGATATTATGGTACAGGGGGCTAGAGGAGGAGAAGTCGCAGCATCTAATACAGCTAAAAGAGAAATTAACAGAGTTTACCAAAAGTTAGCAAAAGAAGCAGCAAGTAACGCTCTAAGCATGGAGAAAGAAAAGAAAGCTAGAGAATATTTGATTGGAAAATATAAAATATCTAGTTCCTCTATGGATCTTCTTTCTCAAACTATAGAAGATGAGCTGGATAAAGGTAAAGAGCGCCAAAGGGCAAAATCAGCATTAGACCAAGCTGAGGCCTCACAAAAAGCGCTTACCGCTCAAAAATGGCAAACTGCAGGCATGATAGGAGCGATAGCTATTCCCATGATAGCGGGTATGGCAGAAACCGCTATGAGAAGAAGAGAAGACACAGGGGCAAATGTACTATATAATGAACGAATGGGTTCCGTGGTGTCTGGACTTGGCCAAATAGGAGGAATGGCGTCAATGGGCGCAGTTATTGGGGGAGGCCCAGTAGGAGCTGTAGTCGGAGCTGGGTTAGGCGCAGCAATGGCTGTGCCTGATATGATCTCCAATTTTAGTACGGTTCTACCAGAACTTAAAAAAGATTTCGAGCTACTTCAAGAACAGCTTAATCAAGTAACCAACGCTACACAAAGTTTTGAAAAAAGCTTAATGCAGATGGATCAAGTTTTCTCTGGCGAACTTCAAGGAGATAAAGCGGCGCAGGTTATGAGCAACTTCTTAAATTCTTTTGGCGCTGTTCCCACCGATGCGCTCACAAAACAGCAAAGAAAGCAGTTCTCTCAACATATAGATACATATATAGAATCCGGGGGGACTGATGAAGAAGCACTAAAAGGCATCAGAGGCATGGCTGCAAAAGTCATGGAAAGAAAAGCAGAGAGGATGCAAATGAAGGGCTTAGATGTAGCTATAGAAAGCGCCAGAACAGCAGGTACATTGAGCTCGGATCAAGCTGACGTACTCATAGAGCAGCTTATGGGTACCAAACATGGGGGTAAAACTGTTCAAGAAAGAATGCTTGACAAGTTTATTAGGAGAAGCCCAGCGGACAAGACAGGAAAAAGAGATTTCGATCTCGAAGACGGGTTTGACCCCGGCAGGGTTTATACATTATCAACAGTTACGGGGGGCTCGCGGGAAGCAACGGGAAAAGCGGGACGATTAAGAGATGAAGACTTTTTCGCTGCTCTCCCTTCGGAGCTCAGAGGGAGAGTGCTAAGAGCCTTCGGCCAACAGAAAGCAATGTACGACAGAGAAGACGGTCAGCAGATTCTAGAGGAGCGAGAGAGAGGCGCAAGAGGGTTTAGAACGCGAGCCCATGAGAATCGATTTGCGGGACCAAACAGGTTGGCAGGATTTCACACCGGAACAGGAGGCGGAATTATGGGAACAGGTAATGCCCCTATAATAGAGCGAGCCTTAACAAAGTATATAGCGATGAAATTCCCTGCTATGGCTAGGCTTCGAACCATGCCTATCACGCCGGGAGAAGGCAGAATGACGCGTGATGATTATCTAGGAGAGCTAACAGGCGTAGCGGAAGCGTACGACACATATGTAGAAGAGCTAGCGACAAATCTCCAACTACTGAAATCTGCCTTACAAATACAAACTAGCCAATTTAGTGCAAGAGCCGATGGAGTAATGCAAATGGCTGCAGGCCGAATGGATGACAGAGCAATAGCAAGACTTAAGTATGATCATGCCATAGCTAGAGCAGATATGCGAAGGCAACAACAGAAAGTTCCGCTTACCACACAACTAGCAGCTTTAGGCCCTCAGTCAAGAATGAAGAAATTCCTTCAACCTTACATAACAGGAGAGAAGAGGGTGTCTATGATTATGCCATCAGGCTCTAAAGACCTCCAGATGCAAACCATTGAAAATATAAGAAAAGGATTTGGCGCGACTCGCGGGCCGGGGACAGATCAGCCAATGCCAAATATTTTTGATTTCGCAAAAATGGGGGAATGGGCCAAGACTATAAAACCCGGAGCAGGCCCAGTTACTGGTGTTGGAAGTCCTATCCTAACCGGAAGACAGAGAAGGCAGTCTTTTGATGATTTCTTAAACGCTCTCGTTGAGTCTGGTAAAGAAGGCTTAACTGAAGCAGACGCCATAAAGAAACAGAAGCTTGAGCTAGATAAGGAAGAGTTGGAGGTTCTCAGAAAATACATCGCCATGGAAGGTGAGAGAACAGCGGCAGGGGAAGAAGCAGGCATAAGACTTGTAAATCAATTAAATTTAATACAACAAGCTAGCGAAAAAGCTTTCGCCGGTGGCATTGCAGGTTTTCAGAACCAGTCAGGGGTCGGGACTGCTACTCAATTTGGGGTTAATAGAATGATGATGGGCATGCCCGGCATTGGTGGTCGCCAAAAAGGCTTAATGGCTTTGCAAAACTTAGACGCCTTTTCTGAAGTAGCTCGGCTTTTACCAGAGGGAGCGATGACTAGGGATACTTTAATGCAAAGGGGAGGAGGCCAGCTCAAGTCGTCTTTAATTCAGCATTATGATACCATAACCAAAGGTATGGGGATGCAATTCTCTCAAGCAGATTTAGGGAGAATAGCTCAATCTCAAATAGATCAAAGGTTTAAGCCGACTGATGAAGATTTAGCGATACCTTTAGCTCAGAATACTAATGACATTTTACAATCTCTACATGAACAAGGGTTTTCGATAAAGAATGTGGACGAAGTTGCAACTAAAATTTATAACGCCGTTAAATCAGCGGCGGCCGGAAACCCAAACCCCTCAGGGCGTTTTCAGGATGTCGATGAAGATGGTAACGTGACATTCAGAACTGCAGCGGAGATTAAAGAGGAGGAAAGAAAAGGCACTGCGGGCATAGGAAAACCAAAACCATATTCGTCAACCGCGATTGGAGCCCAAACTCCTTTCCTTAAGAATATGGGAGAAGGGTTCTTTATGAGAACCAATTCCTTTGCAGACGGAATGCAAAACATGGGTAATATGATGGCCGAGATATCAAACGATCTTAGGACAGGTTTTAAAGGGGCATTACGCGAAGCTATGTTCTCCGCAGACAGTCTAAGTGATGCTCTTAGGACAGCGGCCGTAAACATACTAGATAATTTAAGCTCAAAAGTATTTGATGTCGCATTCGACGCGATGTTTAATGCGATGGGAACTAAGCTGGGTTTTGGAGCTAAAGGCGGATACGTTACAACTAGAGGCATCAAAGGTTATGCTGGCGGTGGACTCGTAAGAGGGGGCTCTGGGTTTAGAGACGATGTGCCAGCTATGCTCTCTCAAGGGGAGTTCGTCATTCGTAAAAGCGCTGTAGACAAATACGGAGCAGGAAACCTAAACGCTCTTAATATGCAAGGAGGAGGAGGGGTTAGTTTAAATGCTCCTAACACTCTTATACCTAACGACCCGAAAAGACCCACTAGCTTCAAGTATAATATAAGCCCCAGACTTTCAGCTTTAGCTGCAACCGACGAGTCTCGACCTGACGTAGCAAGAAGAAGACAGGCTGCAGACGCTATATTGAGAAATAACATGCAGCATACTAAGGCTATGCAAGCCTACAAAGCTCAACAGCAAGGCAGGCTAATTCAAGCTTACACTAGCGCGGCTATGATGTTTGCGTCTTACGGAATGGTAAAAGGAATGGGAGGCTTCGATAAAAACCTTCCAGTAAAACCAAGTCATGGAAGTATGTATTCTAGCTATTTGGGAGGCTCTGTCCCCGGGTTTGCTTCAGGAGGATACGTAGATAACGTTCCGGCTATGTTAATGGGTGGCGAAATGGTGATGAACCGAGACGCTGTCAACAGACATGGCCGAGGTTTCTTCGAGAAGATTAACAAAGGTCAAGCACAAGGCTTTCGAGAAGGAGGAATGGTTGGAGGCTTTGCGGCTTCCCCTGACACATCTTCCGGGGGAGGAAGTTTCGATGTTATTGACAGGCTTATAGAATCTAATGAAGCCTTAAAATCTTCCATAGACGAAAGCAGTTTTGGAAAGAATAGCGAAAAGTCAGGAGCCGCTGCTTCTCCTGCCGCAAGCTCTGCTAACAATAATGTCACCGTTAATATTAATATAGACAAAGGAGGAAACGCTAAGTCAGATGCGCAAGCATCTTCTAATGGAAATGGAAACGCGGATAGTCAAAGACAGGAAGAAGAGAAAGCTGTAGCGATGAGCGAAAGCATTAGAACAGCCTGTTTAGATGTAATACTAAATGAAAAACGCCCCGGAGGGGCGCTTTCACAACATGGCATAGCTGGTAGGTAATTTATAAGTTATCAAGTCTTTTTTCTAGTTCTTCTATTTTCTTATCTAATATAGATATAGTCTTATTATAGTGGGATTCTGTTACGTCATTTGTTCCGGGAATAATTGGCATTTTGCAATGAGGGGTAAAGTCTCTGGTAATAGTCGCTTCTCTATTAAATGCAGAATTACCTCGATGAGGATGCTTTGTTTCTAATGACCATTTTTCAAAAGACAGTTTTCCTCCTTGAATATTTTGTTCAAAAGGGGACTCCAGAGTAACTATTGAATGAGGCCCTTCCATATAAACATCTAATATTGTTTTATTAATTATTTTAATATCCCCGCTTTCTACAAAACTTATTTCTATTTGAGCGCCTGACCCGTATCCACCTTTCATTCTGCTAATTTCTTTTTCAGTAGATTGTAAAAGATATCTACCTCTATCCTCTAAAGAAACTTTTCTTACATCTCCATCTGACCCTATCTCTTCGACTTTAAATATAGCCTTAAAAGTTTTCCCTTCAAAAGAGTCTTTTACTGAATTTTCATTTTCTATTTCTAATAAATCTCCAACTGCATAACCACTTCCCGCTTCTTTAAGAAAGAATTCATCTACAAAATATTCTTTTATTGATATTTTTATCTCATCACCGGGATTAAGAAATGCGGAGGTATCTTCAGGAATCGAAATAACAGAATTGCCTTTGTTTTCAAATTTTTTAATAAAAAAATGTTTTTCGGTGTCTAATATAGTATACAAAGTCGATATGCCTTGTACTTTTAAGAAGCTATTAGCCCTAATTAAAGACCAATCTGCAGAAGTTCCTGCGTATATTATGTTAGAACCTTTTGTTAAGTTAACCGTTGAGAATTGTTCGTTCATTATATTTTAATTTTAAGATCCCCAAGACAAATCTACGACATTAGACAAAGCTATTGCTTTCCTTCTGTAATCTATAGCTTCGCTAGACCATTTTCCATATGCATTAATTACACTTCCATCAAACCCATCGTACGGATAAATACAAAAGAATTTTGACGGGTTGTCTATCACATTTTCGGGAATTTCGATGTCAAACGTTCTTTCGTCTAACCCGTCTTCCCCTTCGCCTCCTATTGAATCATCAGGTTCGTACTGTTTCGTTATAACGCTGATTTCTTGGTTCACTTTCTTTTGCGTTATGGTTCCATCTTGGTTTTGAATCTCTTCAGCGTTCACAGCTCTTGTGATGTTTTCGACAGTTTTATACGCATCTGTTTCCGACAGGTTATAAATTTGGTTTCTGTCGAAATAAGAGCTTCCGCCAGAGTCTTTTATGTTTGATGAGTATATTATGAAACCTCCATTTATTATGTCTCCCAGTCTTTCGGAGCCAATCCCATCAGAGCTTACTTTTTCAGACGTTAATGTTGGCGAAGCTGCTCTAGAATAGTATATCATCTTTTCTGGAGTAACAGATATGATATTCTTCCTTGGTCTGGAAATCGTAGCGACACATATCGAGTCTACTTCAAGCCAGTACCCTTCTCCATCAGAGGAAGCGGGGGTTTTTGTCCCAGTATAATTCCGTAGCAATAAATAAAACTTGTTGTTGCGTGTTACAAAAGCGTTTTTAGAATTTATATCTACATTAGCGGCGGTATACGCATTCGAGCTTGTGCTATAAGCGCTAAAACTTTTTTCTGTTATTTCAGGGTCACCTGCTTTTCGTAATAGAAAGGTTGGTAGTCTTGGGTTACTGATGGTCACCCTGTCCCATCCCGTCTGAGTCCCAGCTGTGTCGGAGTCTAAATCAGTTGTTGGGTATTTACCTAGCCCTAAAGGGGAAGCTGAAGTCAGGCTTCTTACTTTATTTATTACTTCAACAACAACGTCGTACGATCTTGGAGGGCCATATTCATAAAGATAATTAATTTGATTCGAATCCGAATCTTTAAAATCTAATAGATCTCTTATAGAAATTTGAACTTCTCTTGCTGTTGGCGTAACAGCCCATGTCGTTAATTGAGCTACATCAAAACATTTCTTTAAAAACTTGGAGTTGCTAATGTTTGAGTTACTGTCTAAACGATCAAAGCCTTCGTTCCAAGGGGTTCCATGAGTTGGGAATTCTTTGAAGTTATACAAGCTTCCAAGTCCAGTCGCGGGACTAAAGTCTACTGCCCTTATGGTTATTAGATAAAAAAGCTCAGTAGCTGTTGGTAGTACAGTTCCTGCGGTGCTTCGCTCTGTCCCTAAATACCCGTATAAACTCAAAAAATTTCTTGATGTCCCTATCGTGTTTATAGTCCATTCTAAATTGAATAGCGTTGAGTCTATTATCTTAATACTTGTATTACTGCCTATTGTTTTTACCAGCGACATATCGGAACTGTTATGCAACCCTGCTATTTCTATATCTTGCATATCCTGTTCAACTTGATTTTCGCTTACTGTTATCATCCCAAACTCCCCTTCGCTAAATTCACCATAATAATTCATACTGAAGAAGGCAAAGCTATGGTGCCCTGCCGATTTACCAACTTCTAAAACGTCTTCCATTGCTCCTATAGTCTCTCTAGTTGAAAAAGGTCTAATAAGGTATTCCGCGTAATTATCATTTAAAGGGTTATTAGGTGAGCCTAGCCCATTATTTTCTATATCTGTAAAAAAGTTTTCTTTAAGTAAGACTTTCCCTTTCGGCTCATATTTATGATATACATAGATCATGGAAGTATTATGATCTGGATCATCATAAGTCACTTCTTTCCCTTGGTCATCTTTTTCTGTTTTTTGTTTTACTTTAACTGAGTAATGTATTTTGTTAACTGCCTGCTCGTAGCTAAGGCTTTCAAGACGTGGTTTTTGGGGCGCAGATCTAGAATGAAATGGGGATTCAGGCACTTGAGCTTCAAAATCTGATTCTACTTTTTCAAATTTTCCGGATGCATACTCTAAACCCATTACTTCTACGCTTCCGGCATCTTGTTCTCTGACGCTTAAAGTTGAATATAGTTGAGGTTCTGGATTTTCTCCTACAGGGTCATGTATAGTATAAGTCAAAGGAATCGTTCCCATTTCAGAAGCATTTAAACCTAAGTCATAATTACCTGTATTTATATAATCAGCTTCATATTTAGTTCCTGTTAACGTAATTTCAATTAAACCATTTCTGAATTCCCCAGATGGGCCAGACATGCGAGAAATAAAACCATGAGCGTCATCATGGTCTGATCCTAGAGCATGTCCTGTCCAAAAGGTATATTCTAATATTTGAGATCTTCTTATATCGTCTATATCTCGGCTATCTCCAATTTCAGTAGTTACGGGATCATAATGATAAGTAGGAGCCATTAAAGAAAGAACTCCTGAACCCATATCCTCGCCTTCCGCATTTTTCATTCCTTCGAAAGACATGTATCTGTCTAGAGTTATGATTGCCCCTTTGTCGTCATTTATTCTTATGCCAGAAAGTCTTCCTCCAAATTTATACTCTGACCTATTTGAATCACTAACTCTAAATACATCTCCGGGCCTCAGATAAGCTCCTTCTAGGCCTGCAGTGAAACCAACAGTCTCTGTTTGCATATTTTCTGTAAGAAGAGTCCATCTTCCCCATCTCATAGCTTGGGTTTTACTTGTCGCCCCGTAAGCCGTAACCTCGACCTCTCTTTCCCCATATTTTTTTATACTTTCTATGTCTTTTACATATTCTACAGCGGGTCTATAAAATTCATTTCTATCAAGATATTTTACTACAGCTACGTTATGTCTCGCCTTTTTGTTGCTAGATTGATAATTAAAAACACCATTTTGGACATTACTATTAGTAAATGTCATTACAGGGTCTTTCAAGCTGTCTTGTACAGCGAAGATGCTCCCTTGGCCATAGTAAGCTATTCCCCTAAATATGCTTGCCATATTGTTGATAACCTTAAAAGACTCCTCTCTTGCGTTCAAAAGTATATTTGCTGAGAATCTAGGTTCCAACCCTCCTTCTCCATCTGGTACTAACTGATCGCAATATTGACCTATCTTATATAAAGTCCACTTATCTATGTCATCTTCATCTACATAGTCGCCTAACCCATATCTTTTATTAATTAGTAGGTCGTAAAGAACCCAAGCTGGGTTATCTGTCCATTGATTTTCCCCTTTGAATGTCCCGTCCCATATATCAGTAGTTCCATTTATAGTATAATCGCCAAGTTCTTCTTGACTTAAACCGCTTATGTTTAAAACGGTTTGAGAAATCGACTGGGAGTAGTCGCTCACGTCTTGGCTTTCCCAAGTTGATATCCCTGATCCTACAGCAGCTTTTTCCCCAGTTCTGTGAAATTGATTTAAGGGAACTAATGGTGATGAGTTATTTGTGCTGAGTCCAGTTGAGCCTTGGTATCTGGCTCCTCCGCTGATTTGGCCATAATTTCTTAAAAGAGGGTTGTAATTACTAGGGACTTTAACCTTTTTAAGTCTCATGTCGAATTTTCTACTAGGTATTTGAGAGAAAAATTCTGCAGAAAATTTAGAACTTACTATTGCTGAATGAGGGTATGTAAAAGAGCTTCTATATATCTCTGTTAAGCTATCAACAAAAGTAGTATTTTCATATCTTGAATCTAAAGAATCAAAAGTCTTTCTTATAACTATTATTTCCCAACCGAGAAAGTCTTCTCTTTCCGATAAATTTGGCAAGTCAATTTGAGTTGAGTTTACAAACCCTTTGGTAATTCTTCCTGTGCAGCTTTCATGTTTTTCTCTATTAAATGTATCTCTGACAGCGTCTGGTAATTCAGAAAACACAGTAAATATTGGTTTTATTTGAACCATGTACTCAATAGTGGCGTCAGAGGCGTCTCCCATTCTTTTAGCTTTCTGCAGCTCTCTGTATTGCAAAGAAGCGATTTTAATATTTACTTGTACAGCAGCGCAGTTTTTGTTCAGTACTCTATATTTTCTTTGGTTTATTACAGCTCTCCTGTGTCCATCACTTTCTGGGTTATCAGGGTCGTAAAGGCCTGAAAATGTTTCGGTAGGCTTAGAGTGGCCTTTATCTAAATTAGCGTAATTAAAGTTAGGCCCCCTCAATCTCTCACTTATTACTCTTGTTTTGGTCGCACTTCTGGTTACGTCTCTACTAAAAGAAGATTCGTCGTCATCTTGTAGCCCGTCGGCAGTCCCTAAAACCATTGCCATATCAATATTGGCGAAATTTAGTTGCTCGGAAGAATCTACTAATGGTACGTCGTTCCAGTATACAGACCTTAGCCATCTAACATTATCAGAACTAGCTACGTCTATTGATTCCCCAGCGGCGGTGGATTCCGCCGAGAAAGGCTCGTAAGGCTTGAATCTTCCAGAGACATAACCAATGTCACCAGATTGACCAGAATAATAGAATTGACCAGATACTAACCCTTCTATTTCCCCTTCTGAAACCAAGTCGAGAGTCTGAATTTGGGTTCTTGATATAGCTTTTTTATCGCCGCCAATTTTTGCCTTTATACCTTCTTTGGCAATTTCTGGTGTCCTTGCCTTTTTATGGGCTCCAGCTAAAAATATTCCTGACTTGTCTTCTATCATGTTAGCTTGTGTAAGTTGGCTTGTCGGCTGGGTCTGCAGATAAATAATCTACGTCATAGCTAGCTGCTATGATTTGACTTCCTACTAGGAGCCTTCCGTACCCGACAGGAACAGGATTACCCTCTTCGGTCGTATTCTGGGGGCCATTAAACATGTAAGAGCCTATGCTCTGGTCGACCTCACCCGGCTTAGGAGGTTTCGCGAGCAGGTTCGCTAGTCCAGCAGCAAACAACCCAAGCCCAGCCATTATCATTGTGTATCCTAGCGGGGCGTTAGTGGGTATCATTATTATCCCAACGACTATTAGGACAACAGCTACTATCATTGTTAGTATATTCAATCCATCTCCAGCTCCTTCAATTACCGGTATTATATCAATTGTTTCTATATAGTCGCCTTTTATACATAGTTCTGAATTACTCATTGATTCAGGAATAGAAGGATCAACTGGTCCATCGTGCTCAAAGTCTCTACCATTAATTAAAACATTATATTTTAAATTATCTTTATGATCTTTTATTAGTCTTTTTTTGAGTTTATTATTAGTTAAATTATTGATTGCGTTTACTGCTTCTGCAACGCTTTTAACTGCCAAAGACCAATTTGGCCTTTTGACGCTCTTACCCAAGTGTCCATGAAGTTTAATTTGTACTAGTTCTTTTTTCATTACATCATAGATTTATGTCTCATTTTTACAACCATTCCTCTACCTTTAAAATAACTCATTGATTCTTTTGTTGATTTAGTTGGGTACGGATGGTGGATCACCCTTTCTGCCCCTATATATACAGCACAATGAGAATAAGCTCTTACAAGCCCATTATCAGAGAGTATTAAATCATTTTCTTTTATATCATCTTTCCTGTCTATTAAAGAAAAGCCTCTATTTTGAAAAAGATGAATTAATTCTTCATTATTTCTTCTATTATATTTCCAAAACTCTGGATGATTTTTCCATTCTCCCGGCTCAATTTCTCTGATTTGATGATTAATATCTTTTATACTGATATTTAAATTTCTTTTATAATAATCTCTAACTAATGTAATACAATCAACTTCATTAGTTATAAAATCTCTTCCTATTAAAGGTAGTTCAAAAAATCCACTTGGTTCATAGCTTGAAAATTCGTCTTCTTTTATTGCGTATATAAAAGATTTTAAATTAACTTTATGAGCATAATACTTATCTGTTAAGCTAGGCTCAATTCCTTGTGGGTGAGAATGATAAAAAGCTGCTATATCATCTGTATTTATGTTTTTTAGATTATTGAAATTTATAGCAAATGTTTCTTCAGGAAACCCGCTAACATTAACGCAAGCATGTAATTCGCCATTCTTTAATAAAATTCCGCAACACTCTTTAGGAGCCTCTTCTAAAGCTTGTTTTCTAATTTTAGTTTTATGTTCTTCTGTTAGCTGCATTTTAAATGATAAAATTTATTTTTTTTAAGAGAGTATATTATAAAAGGCACTTCCAATTTCTTAGACATTCTTTCGTCTGCAGCGGAAGGGCCATCTGTTTCTGGGTGAGAATGAAATGCGGCTTTTATCTCTCCCATGTAAGAAGTGTTTAAATATTCTTTGCAAGAAATTTCAAAATATTTTTCTGGTTTTGAGTGAACGTTTTTGCACTTTTTAAAAAGTATTTTTCCATCTTGATTTTCGTACAACAAGCCACAAGCCTCTGTTCTAGGAGACTGTTGAGAAAACTCTTTCATTTCTAAATAAATTTTATCAGAGATTTTCATTATACGGCTCTTTGCTTTTCTGCAGACGGGAATCCCCCAAAAGGCAAAGCGGAGTTTTTGTATCTCAGCCTGCACCCCCTAACGTCTTTTGTGCATTCGTCTGCTATCCAGTATTTTTCGTTTGGAGGTTTTATACCTTTAGGAATATTCCCTTTTGCTATAAAATAATATTTAACTAAATCCTTTTCTATATAAATAAAATCTCCTTTAGAATATCCTATATTTGGCTTCCAGTCTGCTTTGTCTACGAAAGATTCTTCAGACATCGCTAACAAGTTTTTCATTTCTATCCCTATCTCTGTTGCCTTAGGGAGAGCTTTAAAAGTATCTGCTACTGTTTTGTCTCCGTGGACAGTGGTTAGCCTATCCTTATATTCGTAACAGCATCCTTCTCCTCTGTACGACCAAGGGCATCTTTCGCTCATTATTATCCTTCTAGGGACTCTAACTCCCTCGACATCTAATCTTGAGGCCAATTCAAACTCTATAACAAATTTGTTTTCAGTAGATTTTCTTTCTATGTAATATATTTCCCTTGGGAATTCAGCTTTTGTGTCGGGAGCAAAACCTTGAGGAGCTTCTCCCCCAGCAAAGTTTTCAAAGTCTAAAAATTTAGCAAATGTTTTATATCTGGTGACCTTTGCCCCTACAAAATCGTCAAGAACTCTAATCTTACTTTTTAATATAGCTAAAGCGTTTACGCTAGAGTCATTTACAGCTAGGCCCATTTTAGGTTTAGGCAGGGTTCCTTGCATTGTGGATTCAAACCCGCTCATCTTAAAAGGAGCAGGATAATATTGATCTCCTCTCCAAATTATGGATTTTCTTTGAGTTAAATACGGCTGACTATTATGGAATCTTAAAATTCTTTCATTTTCGTTATCAGTAGTTTTAGAAAAAATAAATTGATTATCTTCTAAAATATCACTTAAATCTATTTCGAACATGCTAATTAATGAGGAGGGGCTGGGTTGAACAGCTTCTTTCATCAGCGCCTTTGAGGCGGATTTAGCTTGAGTCGTAGTTAATTGCGTATAGTCTGGCATTTTATGCAGCTACTTCTTCAAATGTTGCTTGAATAGTGAAATTGTCAAAAAAATTAAAATTATTACTCCATGACCTACAAACAAAAAATCTTTTGTTACTAGGATTATATGGTTCTGGAGGGGAAAACAAAAAGCTTTCTGTAGATTTTCTAGCATGTAAGAAATGTAATATTGCTGTCGCTTCTTTTTTTCTTCTTTTGTCGAAGTTCACATTAACCCTTATTAGGTCAGAATTTATCATTTGCCCTATCCTTTGCTCATACCCATCCCCAAACGTAACCTTATTCACTGACGGAGAATGAGAAACAGAGCTTGCGTAAGAAGGTTTCCAAATAAATTCTGGGATTTTTGCCCCTTCTACCTGTGCTATTCCACCCCAAGCGTTATCTGATAGAGTTGGAGCTAAATCAGAGCCATGTCCACCTGAAGTAACATCTTTTCGGGCGTAGTAGTAGTGGAATGTTTTTTGGACGGTTTTATCTGGCTGAGTATTTGTTGTGGCAACAGTCACGGTCCCGCCAGAGTTAACCCATTCGGTTACCACCTTAACTACATCGTTTTTATCGTAGTTTTGACTAGCCTCATAAAGCTCTTGACCACGTTTGTTTAAAGTACTTGTTTCGTATATATTAGCCATTTCCTTAAACCCTTAATAGAATTTACACTAAATCGCGGTTTATTAGTGTAAATAATTCGGAATGTCGTTTATTCCGGGTCCATTAAGGTTAAGGAGAGAGAACCAAAGGTTCTTTATTAATACCAATGAGGTAAGAGGCGCTCAAAGTTTACAGTTTTCTTATGCTGTACCTTCTGTGCCTCTGCGTCATATAGGTCAAACAGGTGTCCATCATGTGGTCGATGGGGCTTATGCGGGCAATGTATCCCTTTCTTCATTCATTTTTACTGGAGACCCGATTATCAAACATACAGGAGATTCTCCGTTTAACGGCTACCTGTACGAGACAGAAGAAGGTAAATCGCTAGATTCTGACTCAATAGATATAGCTTTTACTTCAGGTTTTTTGAATTCTTATACTTTGAATTGCGGGATAGGGCAAATCCCAAGAGTTGATGCAGAAATTGGAGTAGTAGGTAATATAGGAAAACTCCCAAGCTCCGAAGCCACTTCCTCTTTAGTGTCTAGCGACTATTCCTCAATACAAAGCAATGAAAATAAAGATTTTGATTTAAAGATAGCGGACCCAAGAAGTCTAAAAATCAATATAAACGACTTTGAGTCTAATAGATTAAATAGTTTTTCTATAGCTATGAATATAGGAAGAAATCCAATTTACGCTTTAGGAGAAAAAACCCCTATAGAAGTAAAAAGAAATTTCCCAATAGAAGTTCTATGCAGTTTTCAAATAGATTTAGACGCTCATAATATGGGGTCTAAAGCGGGCTATGAACAGAAAGCGTTAAGGGACTTCCCTTGTTCAGAAACTGCAGAAAACCTAACTTTAACTTTTTACGATCACTATACAGAGTCTGAAATAGTTTCTTACTCTTTTTCTGATTTACTTTTGGTTTCCCAATCTCATGGGGCTAATATAGACGGAAACGTAGTAGCTACTTTAGGCTATAGAGCTTTAATAAATAAAAACAAAGTATGATATATTCCGAAGATGTAGATATAGCTTTGCAACCCAAAGGGGCAGCCGGTTGGACAGGCATCCTTGCCAATCAAGCTCGCTTGTCTATTGAAACAAATGTCTCCGAAACATATTCAGTAGGAAGAAAAGGGTCTAGCTATGTATCAGCTAAAGGACCAGCGCTAGGGAATATTAATATTTCATACATTCTTGAATCCGAGTCAGAGCCTTGTTTTGAAGTAGTTAGGTTACTAAAAGATAATAGGCAAGCTAAAACCAGAATTTCATTTGCCGGTACAACTGGAGATTATTATTTAAACTCTTATCAGATAACTTCAGCTCCGAACAGGTTGCTGGAAGCTTCAGCGACATTTCAATGTTATGATTTAATCTCCGGAAAGCACGCTGGGAACTTTGGCAGTCACGGCACAGCAGGAATCGCTGCAGTCCAATATAACACAACAAAATCTACTACTAACGGATGGAGCACTTATTTGGTTGAATCAGGAAACCACCCTAGAAAAAACCCTACTTTTGATTTTTCTTATTCTTTTGAAGCTAAACATGACCCTGTTTACGTAATCAACAAGCAAGTTCCATCTCAAGTTGAATTTTATGCTGGAACAGAGACAATAATTAGCACGAAAGCTAAATTCTACAACGCTCACGTAAGCGGTATAAGCGGACAAGAATTGAGCCTTACTGACACGGGGAGCTTCTCTGGGGACATTACTTTCGCTCCTGTTTTATTAGCTTGTAATAATGATAAGCCCGATTCCTCACTAACGATAGATCTTTCTGGCGCTCACATGTCTAAGACTGATGTACAAGTAGGCTTAGATGACTTTCCGAAAACAAGAATTGTAGCAACAAGATATTTCTAGAATGTATTTAAACTATAAAAACTCTAAGATTACTATAGCTGATTATGACCCAGCTCAAGGGCCTGCCGGGTCTGATCCTAAAGAGTTTCTGGCTCAAACTGTTTCTTTAGATCTCAGCGCTAGCGCATCGCCATCTTATTTAGCTGAAAAAAGATATACTCGAACTTTCGCTCCTGAAGACGGAATAAATGGGACGCTAAACCTTACTTATAGTCTTACCGGAGTCGACCCATTAAAAGACTATATTATTAATGATTCTGGAAATGCTTCTAAATATAGAACCTTAAGCGGAAACTTTGGAGGACTAAATTTTTCGTCTGGTTATTTAACTAGCTATGATGCCAGTTTTTCGCCTAACCAGCCAGTCTCAGCATCAGCATCAATAAGATTTTTCGGAGCTCTGAGCGGAAAGCATTCTGAAACTAGCAGGGCTAACATCATTGCTGCAGAGAACACCCCAACCTTAAACGTTCAGGATGTCACGATGTCTTCTAATGAAGTCGGTGCCGAGACTCAAGAAATAAAACATAGAGTAGACAATATAAGAAGCTTTTCTTATACATATGCTGGCGTAGTAGAGCCAAGCTATCAAATAGGAGATATACTTCCCAACCATGTAGTCTTTGGTCCCAAAGTAGTTCAAGCCTCCTTAGAGGTCGATTCGTTAAGTGGGGATTTGCCTATATATGGTAAATCAATAGACCTAACAGCAACCCTTCAACATCCTGAATTACCCGGAGTATCGGAAACGTTTCCTGTTAGCGGCGTAATCAAAAGAAGAAATATACATACATCCGTTGGCAACTTGATATCCACTACTCTCTCAGTTGAGCAAGCTCATCTTGGAGTATGCCCGACCGTAACCAACACAGTAGGAGCTCATGCTTGGGGAACAGCTTATACTGTAACCGGAACAAACTTCGTTGACGTTACTCAAGTTAAAATTGGAGAAGTAAACGTAAGAGACTACTCAGTCACTAGTAAGACTACAATTCAATTTACTGTTCCTCAAGCAGCTACATCAAACAAAATTACAATATTTACAGAAGCTTGCGAGCATGGAGTTTCTTCTAGTAGCAATGTTAGCGTGACAGACCCGGGTATAAAAGTAACAGGTTACTATGAGTCAGATGGGAACACAGAGTCTTATGTGGGTAGATACCTAGACAAGATGACTGTAAAAGGTCAATACTTTAATGAAGTCGATGAAGTGTTTTTCGTAAAAGACTCAGGTCCTCAAGGTTCCGAGTCTCTTACTAGAATGAATGCTGATTTTGAGATAATGGCTATTGGGTCTGCTTCTGAATTGAAAGCCACTGTTCCTGATGGCTGCATATCTGGACATTTATTATTGAAGTCTTCTTTAAGAAACGCGACAAGCACGAATGACGCCCATATGAACGGAAGGCTTTTCGTACCTTTTCCTGTTATTGACTCCGTCCACTTCTCTAATAGCAATAGGCCAAATGGGTTGATAACCTTATCTGGCAAAGGCTTTTCATGTATGACTCCCTATCTTTCCGGAGGAACTGTGCAGTCTACTGGTGGGGTAAATAACCTTCCTTTGGCTCCTTTGAGTGGGGCCACTAGCTCAGGCTTTCAAGTCTTAACTGAAAGTGGAGAAAGAATTGGGGACAAAACTATGATTATGGCGGCTCCTAAGCTTAGCACTGGCTATGCTGGAGGGATCATCAGAATTTCTGGAGCCAGCGGCGTTACGACAACAGCTCCAACAAATTACGAGCCAACTGTATATATCTCCGGAATTAGCGGTAATTTTTCTAGCTCTGATCTTATACTCGGAGGCCAAGTGGCTAGTGGCGAAATAGGGGAAGATATTCGAATTTCTGGTGGGAATTTTTATTCTAACTTGCTTTATGATGTTACAGCTCATCATGATACCCCATCTAGTAACGCTTACTCAGTCGACTTTAATGGAGCCACGGGGATAGTTTACCCTGATGCAACTAATCCATATACTGTCCTAACTGGAGTTATTCCACAAAATGCGAAAAGCGGCTTACTAAGCATACTTAACCCCCAAGGGGAATCTCATCCATCTGGCATGGACTTCTCTGCAGTCTTGCCATGTCCTGTAATCAAGTCTGTTACCCCACATTCAGGTATGGCTGGAGGGAGAGTGACCCTAAGTGGCCATTACTTTGATCAGGCTACTGCAGTAAAATTAGTTAAAAGAAGCACGTCTAAAGCCGGGGACGAAACGCTTTCCGGACAGCTCCGTCCAAGCAAAGATACTAATAACTCCCTAGCACTAAACATAGGGCTTATTCATGGAGGCGTTTCAGGATTCTCTACTACTCTAAATGTTTCTAAAGGGTCAAACGGTATAAATGCCGATTTAGTTCAATTCGACATACCTTCTGGATGGGCTGGAGGAGGGGCATCATCTAGTACAGCAGGGACAGCTGGAACCGCGTTTGATAATTTGACAGGTCAAAATTTCCTATTCACCGGTCATGGCATATTTGACGTAGTTTTAGAAACAGATAGGGGTCTTTTCACTTGCAGCGGGGCTTCAACCTCTGGACTGCTAGTAATGGGGGAACCTAAACCGAGTGGCGTTTATGTACAAATAGATACGGAAATAACACCTCAGGACTCTTTATCCGGAACTATAAGTAATGAAATTTATATAAGTGGAGAAAACCTTTATCCAAACTCTTTAGTTTATATAAACGATTACCTTAGCGATACAGCCAGAGGCATTCCGACTACTTCCTATGCTGCTGGTGGCTATAATGCAGGCTCAGCGGGAGAAGCAGGAACCGCTGGTACTGCTTCTACTCTCACTCATAAGCTTTCAGGCCAATATACCGGATTATCCTTCTATCTTCCGGCTCTAACAGGAACGTCTAGGCAAGCTTTAAATGACACAGGGATTAAGTTCTATGTCGATAACGGCAAAAGTATAAGCGAAGTCAAAGGCTTTGGCTCAAAAGTCCACCCTAATAAAAGCATCACCGACAAGAACAATGACATATTTGCGTTCTTAAGGCCTACTATTAGCGGATTCAGTATCACAGATAAAAGTAGCTCTACTTTGAGAGCTTCTGCATCAGAAGGGGATACGGTTACAGTCAGTGGAGCGTTTTTGACTGGAATAAACTATGTCCGTTTAGGAAATACTCGAATAACCTCAAGCAATTATTTAAAAACTAAAAATTCACCTTTGCTTGGAAATTGGAAGTATACGAATCACGGCCATAGCGCCATAGAAAAAAGCATATATGGAACGCAATTCTCTTTCCAAGTCCCTACCGGCACATTAGGGGGAGCAATCGTAGTGCAGGCTACGGGAGGACACGTTAGATCTGATGAGGATCTTAGCATGCTTACCCCCGTTCCTCAAATAGATGGGTTTACCCCAGAGGGAGCAGGATTCAATAGAAGAATTTATGTATCAGGAAGAAACTTAGACAAAGTAGGAACAGTTTTTGTTAGTGGGATAAAGCTCGATGCTCTTGTCCAAGATGTAAATTATAATGATCCAAACTGGAAGCCTCGAATGGGTGGCGGATGGGTACTTGGCGACAATATGGAATTGAATGAGGATGAGATGATTCCTGATGGACCCGGGACTATTCGCAATCCCCTTGCTCCCAACACTTCTGCTCACAAACAAGATGCTATAACATATAATCCTGAATACTATATAGAAGTGCCCTGCAAGCCAACGATGCTCGAAGGCGGAACAGGCTTATATTTCCTTACTCCCAGTAATTTAGCGAAGAGCGGTTATGTTAAGTTGAAGAGTAGAGAAGGAGACGAAGTAGAGTCTTCCAATCAATTATTCCTTAGCAGAATAGAAAAAATCAACCCAGAGCTTGCCTTCCTCGATGATCAGAAAATTTTAGTAAAAGGAGTTAACCTAAACTTTCCCGGCCTTGATCTCAGGTTTAGAGGAGCTTGGAATCCTCCTAATCAAGATCAATTTCTAGCAGAAGATTTTAGGTTCGTGCATCCTTCTGGAGGAGTAGATTCTTCTGACGTTACAAAGAAAGCTAAGTATTATGGCAATAGCTACATGGGTACGACTTGGGGAGCTACAGGAGCTTACATATATCCAAATAGAGAAATCCAATGTGAAAGTATATATTTAGTTAGCGGCAAAAAAGAAACCGAAACTAAAGCTACCGGCCCCCACGAAACATTCTTTACAAACTCTCATGGTATGGTTGTAGACAAATCTGCTCAGAGCTTTATTCCTCAGCCCGAAATTTCAGGAGAAATAAGAAAACTTACTCCCGGAGCAAACAAAACATATTCTGACGGAGGAAAGTACGGCTTGGTCGGCTTGCCTTTTGCAGTAGGAGAGCAGTTCTACATGACAGGAGTTAATTGCTTTAACGTTTCTAGAAACTTAGTAGCGACTTATGGTAGGCAAGCCTTCTCCCAGCAAGGTTTTGATAAAGGTTTTAAAGGGTATTGGGATGAATCAGTAGTGAGCAAAATAGTAACTAAGAATCTTTCAGGATTTCACACTAATGTAAGTGATAAATATCTAATCGCCACTAAAGACGACCCTATCAAGTCTTACTATGGCCCTGTAACAGGGAGCCTGTCAGGGCACTTAACTGGAGACAAAACTATTTATGGAAAATCTTGGGGAACTTACGACACGGGGGTAGTCATACTTTCTGGAACTTTCGGAGAAGGCTTGAATCTTGGCGGTCTTGGCATCGTCGGCACGATAATGGCAGGGCATGAAGTTGATTTAATTATGACTCTTTGCTCTACATGTGATACAAACTGCAACATAGATGAACAAGTGGAGTTAGACGTGTGGGAAGACGGTCGAAATTACGCAAAAGTTGATGCCCCCAAGGGAGGATCTGTAGATCACTATTCTATTGATTGTGGAGATAAAGACGTAATACCTGACCCAGCATTTGTTACGAATGCTCAAGACAGAATTAATAAATTTCTACTAGACGATATTTGCCCATAACACAATGCCTTTAAATCTACCTACATATTATTTAGCTGAAAACACTAGCCAAGGCCCGTCTATATCTGGGTTTTCTCCTACGTCTGGCCCACTAGGGGCTTCTTTCACGATAACCGGAGCCAGACTAAGCGGGGTAACTAATTTGTACTTAATGCACCCCTCTTTTGCTGACGAGAAAAAAGACGCAAAAGGCCTCACTAACGTTGAATTGTTATCTAACAGCAGTACAGGCATAGATTTTACTACAGGTTTAGTAAAGGATGCTAACTTAAGCTATGTGCCAGAAGCTAACAAAGTTGCAATAAGTGGAGTAATCCCGACAGACTTCCCTAGATTCCCTCAAAGTATAATGTTTAGGGTTGTGACCTCCGGCTTCGGAGGTACAAAATCGAAAAGGGGAATGTATCACGAAGCTGTAACTGGAAGCTTTACTACATATTTAGATGAGCTTCATGTAAATAACAACCTCTTTCTCCATTCGGGAAATGACTATGAATCGAAAATTTATACTTCAAAAGATAGCGCTTTTGGATACATAAACGTAGATTCCCCCTCTGAAACTGGAATAATCTTGTCTTCTTTTACTTTATAATTGGATTTTTCCCAATGTTTTTGCTATTATTAATCGATGTACGAATCGGTTAATAAAACATGGTTTATAGACATAGACGGAACCTTGGTTAAACATCTTTCTAATGATTCTTTAGATGTTTTAATAGAAGACTCAGGGGATGATAGCCATAAAAAAGAGAAACCTATTGACGAAAGCGTTAAGTTTTTAAATAAAATTCCCAAGGAAGACACAATCGTCATAACAACAGCTAGAGATGCAAGACACTCTGATCACACATTAAGAATGTTGGACCATTTTAAGATAAGGTACGACAGAGTCATATTCGATCTTAGGGCCGGACCCAGAGTACTTGTTAACGATATTAAGCCTATTGGCTCTGCAGGCAACGCAGAGCCCCTTAAAACAGCTTACGCTATTAATGTAAATAGAGACGAAGGCATTCCTTCGGAAGATTTAATGGCTGGAGCTTATTCTTCAGGGTAATGGAGAAATGCTACTTAGTAGGGTCTAGGGCCTTTGGGGATACTCTCTGCTCTACCCCAATCTTAAGAAAGCTTTCTACGAGCTATGGAGAAAAGTTTCATGTGGTAACTCACAATCCTATAGTCTTCCAAAACAACCCATACGTCTTAAGCGTTGAAAAGTTTGATGGAGATGAGAACGAAAAAGCTAAAGAGTGTGAAAAGAAGTACGAAACATTTAAAACTTTTTTCAAGATAGCTGATCACGGCACCCACGAACCAGAAAGAAAACACAATACTTATGATATAAGGCAATTTCACGCTACTGAACTAGGAATGATGCTCAAGCCGAAAGAGATGCATTGTGATTTCTATCCAGAGCCGATTAACCAAAGCCTGCTTGATTCTTTTCCATCTTCAGGGTACGTATGCATTCACGCCGCCTCCACTTGGCCATCTAGAACTTGGAGCGTAGAAAAGTTCCAAGATCTTGTCGACGGGCTAAACGACTCTGGTGTTCCCGTCATTATAGTTGGAAAAGATAATTACGAAACAGGATTCTGGGGCAGGCAGGAAAAAACTGCTTTTCCTATAGAAGTAAAAAGAGGTATAAACTTTTGTAATAAATTAAGCCTCGATGAGACTTGGCATGTCATAAATAACTCTTCGTGCTTTGTTACTATGGATTCGGGCTTGCTTCATTTAGCGGGTACAACAGAAACCCATATTATTCAATTAGGCTCTTCAATTGACCCAATACTTAGAGCTCCTTACAGAAAAGCATCTCAAGACTATAAATACGAGTATGTAAAAGGGCCTTGTGATATATTTTGTGGTTCAGATGTCAAATATGGTATACCAGAATGGGGCTCAATACATGGAGTGCCCCCAATAATTTCATGCTTAGAAAAGAAAGAGACTTTTGAGTGTCATCCAGAGGCAGAACAAGTAAAAGAGAGTTGTATTAAAGCTTATTCTTCTTTTAAAGGCTTAGAGAAAAGTCAAGAAACAAAAAAAACAAAGGTCTTGTTAGTGGCAGAACACTTGTCTACAGGAGGTATGCCTGAGGTTTTCAGAAAAAGGCTTGAGACTCTTTTAGACGCAGGATGTGACGTTTATGTAGTCGAATTTTCATTTTGGAGTGGAGCTTTCGTGGTCCAAAGAGAAAAAATATTGAACATGGTTCCAGAGGACAGATTCATTACTCTAGGCAATCTAAACGAAGAATATGAGGACCATGTAAAAAACAGGCTCAAGCTAATGGACATAATTCAATCCTTTCAACCTGACTATGTTCACTTAGAGGAAGTTCCAGAGAAATATTCTTTTGCAGGTTTTCCAGATGAATTAGCTAGAAAACTATATTCTTCAGATAGGAAATATAAGATATTTGAAACTTCTCATGATTCTGGTTTTGAGCCTAATTTATACAAAAAATATCTTCCTGATAAATTTATATTTATTAGTAAATGGCATATAGAAAAATATAAAAACTTTAATGTGCCTAAAGTTGTTATCGAGTACCCAATAGAAAAAAAAGAAAGACCAAATAGAGAAGAGTCTTTAAGAGCTTTAGGGTTAGACCCATCCTATAAACACGTGCTTAATGTCGGGCTTTTTACGAGAAGAAAAAATCAAGGCGAAATATTCGAATATGCTAAAAAATTAAAAAAAGAAAAAATACTTTTTCATTTTATAGGTAATTTAGCTAGCAACTTCGAAGAATATTGGGGGCCTGTCGTTGAAAGCAAGACAGATAACTGTATAATATGGGGAGAAAGAGATGATGTCGAAAAATTTTATCAATGTATGGATTTGTTTTGTTTCACCTCTAAAGGAAGCCCAGAAGACAGAGAGACAAATCCTATAGTAATTAAAGAGGCTTTATCTTGGGGCATGAAACTAGCTTTAAGAAATCTAGAGGTTTATATGGGCGCGTACGACGATAATCCAGATGTTACTTTTCTGAGTAACGATATAGAAGAAAACTGTGAGACTATATCAAACATTCTAAACTCTTCCGAAGAGTCTATCTCTCTTCCTCCTAAAGTGGTTATAACTCATACTACAGAACAGTATTTAAAAACCGCCGAATGCCTCGTTAAAAGTCTTGCTGAGTTCTCTGAAGTCCCCATAGCTTTGTATACTATGAATTGCGAGGCTGACTACGATTACCCGAATTTAATAAAAATCCCTTACTATACTGATTATAAAAAAGAGCCAGAGTTAGTAAGAGACCAGAAAGGGGATTATTTTAAAAAAGGCACAGATGAAGGGACATTTAGAACTTTAACGCAAAAAGCAGGAGTAATGTTGGACGCCTTGGATAAAGGAGCGGAACTCTGCGTCTACGTAGACACGGACATGATTTGTAATATAAACTTTGACTCCGTTTTTGACCACGCTAAAGAGTTAGAGAATTACCCACTAGTCACAGAGGGACCTTTTTTCGTTATGGCTTCAGGCGGAGAATACGGAGTTGAAAAGCCTCTAATGGACCTAATGAACGTTCCAGAGCAAAACAGAACTTGGTATAGACAGACCAATACTATCCTGTTTAGCCCAGAATGCAGAAAGTTTATTGAAGAGTGGGACTCTCTCTGCAAGGATAAATACATAATGAGTGACTGGAGGAGACTCACCCCATACCATGAAGAAACAATTGTGAATGTGCTTTTCTGGAAATATAATCTAAAAAAATGTTTGCCTCAAACGTTTTTGAATACAGTTAATGTAGATACTATAAAATACTTTGATGAATGTAATGTTGAAGATATTTGGAACGAAGAAATGAATAGGGCTCAAATTGCCATACATGAACACGAAGGCTCCGATAGGGGTTGGCTATGTTTCAAAAAAGACAAAAGCCTAGTAAAACTATTTCACGGCATGAAAGACCCTGAGAAGATGAACGAATGTATAGAGTATCTTAAAATACTTGACTGGGTGAACGTCAAAGTCGAAAAATCTCTCTATGAGTAAAATTTTAGGTATATTTGGAGGAAGCCATAATGCTTCAGCTTCTTACGTCAAAGACGGAGAGATTATCTGTTGTATAGAAGAGGAAAGGCTTAAGAGGATAAAATCTGGCAACGATTTTGGAAGGGTGCCTAGACTTGCTTGCAGGACTATTATGGAGAAGTATCAACTTAAGATTGACGACTTCGACCATATAGCTGTTTGCGCTCCGTTTTGTAATGATTTTGTAAAAGTTTTAAATCCTGACCCTAAAAAAGTAACTCTAATCAATCATCATACTTGTCATTGTTACGGAGCGTACCTGACTTCCGGCTTTTCGGATAAAACTTTAGTAGTATCTTACGACGGAGGAGGAGATAGGTATTTTGGTAAAGTATATCTAGCAGAAAATAATAAAATGACTTTGATCAAAAGTATTCCTTTATGGACTGCTGCTTCTGCTGGTCAAATATACGCTCATACTACAGTTAACTTAGGCTGGCAAATGTTGAAAGATGAGGGTAAGGTTACAGGGCTCGCTGCTCATGGAAAATATAATGAAATTATATACTCTCAATTAAATAATATATTTTTTTATAATGGAGATTTGAGCTTCTCTTATGCAGATGCCCCGGGGAAAGCTTCTTTTGTCTTAACAAACCTTAAAAAAACAAAACATTTAGATTATTTAGATGACCCTGAAAAACGAGATTTAAAACGTCCAGAAATAGAATATAAAGCAGATATAGCCTACAACGTTCAGCTTCTTTTAGAAGAAGAAATGAAAAAGTTTCTAAATGATTTAAATTCTAGATACCCAGAATATAAAAAGTTAGTTCTATCAGGAGGTCTATTTGCAAATGTTAAACTAAATCAAAAAATCAATGAGCTGCCTTGGGTGGAGGAAGTTTATATTTCTCCCCCTATGGGAGACGACGGTTTATCTCTTGGTGCCGCTTTGACTATTTCTTATTTAAATGGGGAAAGAAAAACTAAAAGGTTAGATAACGTTTTCTTAGGTTTAGATTATTCTAATGAAGAAATAGAAAAGTCGATAAATTTCGAATATACTAAAACTCCGTATTCTCCAGAGCTTTTAGCAGAGTATTTGCATCAAAATAAAATAGCAGGTTGGTTTCAAGGAAAGTTCGAGCACGGGCCAAGAGCTTTAGGAGCAAGAAGTATTTTAGTTAAAGTTACAGACCCTGATACTCATCAAGTTTTAAACGAAAGGTTGGGAAGACATGAGATCATGCCCTTCGCCCCATTTGTCTTAGCAGAGAAAGCAGATGAAATATTTCATATTAATAAGTCAAGAATGGCTGCGGAGTTTATGACAATGTGTTACGATACTAAAGAAGGTTGGGCTGAAAAAATTCCAGCTGTCGTCCACGAGGCAGATGGCACCGCTAGACCTCAATTAGTATACGAGGAAAGGAATCCTAAGTTCCACTCAATCTTAAAAGCGTATGAAAAGATCTCTGGGCTACCTATCTTGTTAAATACTTCTTTTAATGGTCACGGGGAGCCAATAATTGACAGCCCATCTCAAGCTCTTGCTCATTTAGAGAGCGGTATGATTGATCTTCTAGTGGCGGAAGATTATATTTATTTTAAAAATCAAAATGGAATTTAACTACTCTTTCAATGCTGGGCCTTTTTTCGAAATTCGGGATTCTGAAAATCCCCAAAAAGAGTACCTCGTGGAAATTGGCGAATTTTATCTTGGCGATAGATATCAGCCAAGGCTTTTGATCGATTTAGTTAGGCCAGCGAACACTACCTATGGTCTTTTCAGGGAATGGTATACCGATTGGTTTATTAATGTTTACGATTACGACGATCAGGAAGGCCTGATCTTAGTCTCTGAACACATATATAGTGATTGTAATAAAAATGTAGCAATAATATTAGATACGAAAGATCTTTATGAAGCTAGAATTTGGCTAGATAGATGTATTTTTTACCAGAAAAAACATAAATGTAATTTATTTATATTTAGTGATTTTTATGAAATTTTTTCTAATTTTAATACGGCCAAAACAAGATGTTTCCCTAAGGATGCTTACTTCGATGACCCAATTCATAAGACAGCTTATAATGTAGATAAAAAAGAGCCATTTGATATTCCTGACACATCTTCAAAGGAATTCACTTGGAATGACAAAAAAGGATATTATGCGACTTATAGAATTGGTCGCTATCCCGTGTGGGAAAACGGATGGAATATGTTTGGAAATTTTCTTCAGCAGGACGTAGGTCTTGTTAGGGAACATTGGTGGAAACTTTATGAGTCTTATAAGAATCCAATAGATTGGAAAGACTTAACATCTCAAGAAATAATTGATCATATTTTAGGTTTAGACAAAATGGGACTAGAGGCTAAACTAAAAAAACTCAAAGGCAGAGATAACTCCGCTTTATCTTTAAGAAAGGCTGACCCTAGGCAGCATAATCCTCAAGAACAATACGAAGGGACAGAGATTGTCCCAAGTGAAATAAAATATATAGATATTTAAAAATGAAAATCTCTATTGTTTCAACAGATCGAAGTTTAAGTCAACAAGAGAGTCTTGACATAAAGAAAACGTCCGAGAACTTGGAAGCTGGGCTCGAAAAGATGTTTTATACTGTTGATGTCTTTGATAATCTAACGAAAGCATTGGAAAAAAGCGATGAATATAATTTTATAATTATTCATAATGCTAAAGACGCAAAAGAGTTTGCTGACGCTGGCAAAAAATATATTTTTTACCTTCATGATCTGGAAGCTTTTAAAGTCGGCTCAACTTCTTATTTAGAATCGAAATATGCAATTGGAAACTCTGTATTTTCTATATTTCCATCTTACGACTGGTTTTTAGTCTTCGAAGAGTTTAAAGAAAAATGCATATTTCTTAGTCATAGTATTCTCGAAGATCATAAGCTCTTTAATTTTGATAGACCTAAAATTAATTTAAATGACATAAAGCTTATTTGTATTGGTCAAAACGATAGCCAAGGAGAAGATAAATTAAATTATATATTATGTAATGAATTTGCTAATAAATTTAGTCTAAATATATCATTTTTAAATTATGGATGTGATTTTTTTGGTAACGTATTAAAAAAATATAACTTTTTTGATTCAAATCCTAAATGCAATATAGTTTGCGATTCTTGGAACATTGAAGACGTTGTTAAAGAAAACGATATACTTCTAGATTTTCGCCCTAAAGACTTGGCTTCACCAACTCATGAAATTCTTGAATGTATGTCAAGTGGGATGCCTGTCATATCTTCAAACACAGGCAGGCTTCCTGACTATAAAGGAGCAATATCCCCCGCTGAAGCAAACATGCCTTCGGTTACAGCCGCTTTACAGAAAATAATTGAGGACTGGGATGGGCACGTAAATTCGGCAAGAGAATTTTCCAAAAGAAGAAGCTCTTTTGTTATCGCAGAAGTTTTAGACAGGATATTAAGGCAGCTTAAAAATGGATAATCTTCTAGAAGAGTATAAAAATACAGAATTCAATCCTGACTCTTTCTTAAAAGACCACGAAGATACTATAAAGTTGTTTTTTAACAGGGGGGCGAAAGTTGAGATATTAGGAGATAGTTCTTTCGACGATGGTCCTTACTCAATTCAATTTATTGACAGAAGGAGCGGAAAGACTCTTTGTGAAAATAAAATAAATAAAAATCATTGGCTATCAGTAAATGAAAAATATTATATAGACTGGCATATAAAAGTTTTTCAAGAAGATAAACTAAAAATAGACCATGTCTTAGACTTGTCAAATGAAAATGTTTTAATAGTTTTCGATACTAAATCTGTAGGAGACACGATAGCTTGGTTGCCTCAAGTGGAAGAATTTAGAAAAGTCCATAAATGTAAATTATATGTAGCTACTTTTTTCAACTATTTGTTTAAAAAATCTTACCCAGAATTAAATTTTGTAGAACCAAACGGGGAAATAAACCATTTACAAATAAAATATCAATGGTGGATAGGGGTATATATGGAAAACATAGAACATTACCATCCAAGAGATTGGAGAACTCTGCCTCTTATTGAAATTGCTTCAGACCAACTAGGGCTAGAACCTAAAGAAATAAAATGTAAACTAGACAAGCCAAGTTTTCCGAATAAATCTCTCAAGCCTAAAGGCAAATATGTATGCATTTCAACTGCCTCTACTGCGGGATTAAAACATTGGCAAAACGAAGAAGGATGGCAGAGGGTGGTGGATCATTTAAATTCTTTAGGTTATAAAGTAGTAATAGTCCAAAGAGAAAGATTACCTTGGATGGATTTAAAGGAGTTAAAAGGAGTTGTTCATCCCTTTTTGAGGAATATTGAAGACGCTATCACGCTAATAAGAGACTGTGATTTTTTTATAGGATTAAGCTCTGGAATGAGTTGGGTGGCTTGGGCTTTGAACAAAAAAGTAATTTTAATATCTGGTTTTACTAAAGCATTTCATGAGTTTTCTACCCCTCATAGAATCATCAATGAAGATGCATGCAACGGATGTTGGCACAATACTGACTATTTATTTGACCGAGGAGATTGGAACTGGTGTCCAGAAAACAAAAATTTTGAATGCAGTAAGTCAATAAGTGCCGATAAAGTCATCAAAGAAGTAGATAAAATAGTGTAATTATCTAAAATGTCGGTCAGAAGGTACGCAGGAGATAGGTTTGTAGGCACGGACAGCGAGAAGTCAGGAGTATTATCCTCGGCTGCTAACGGTGCTACGTATTTCGCTACTGACGTACTCAAGATATATATCAAAAAAGCTGGTTCTTGGGTAGTATGCGGAGGTGGCGCAACTGGCCCAACCGGTCCAACAGGAGCAACAGGTCCCCAAGGAGCCGGTACTTCTGGGACCTCGGGGGCAACTGGGCCTAGCGGAACTTCAGGTACTTCAGGAACCTCTGGGACTTCTGGTTCCTCAGGATCATCTGGATCATCTGGAACCTCAGGAGCTACTGGAGCTACTGGTCCTCAAGGTGCAACTGGCCCTCAAGGAACTGTAGGTCCTACTGGAAGTTCAGGAACTTCAGGAACTTCTGGATCATCTGGCTCTTCAGGTTCTTCAGGAACTTCAGGAACCTCTGGAACTTCTGGCTCCTCAGGCTCATCTGGATCATCTGGAACCTCAGGAGCTACTGGAGCTACTGGTCCTCAAGGCGCGACTGGTCCACAAGGAACTGTAGGCCCTGCTGGAAGTTCAGGAACTTCAGGAACTTCTGGATCATCTGGCTCTTCAGGCTCATCTGGTACATCTGGTTCATCTGGATCATCTGGAACCTCAGGAGCTACTGGGGCTACTGGCCCCCAAGGACCAATAGGAGAAACTGGCCCGACTGGTCCACAAGGAACTGTAGGCCCTGCTGGAAGTTCAGGGACTTCAGGAACTTCTGGTTCCTCAGGCTCATCTGGTTCATCTGGCTCATCTGGTACATCTGGCTCATCTGGCTCATCTGGAACCTCAGGAGCTACTGGGGCTACTGGCCCTCAAGGCACAACTGGCCCTCAAGGCACAACTGGTCCTCAAGGCGCGACTGGTCCACAAGGAACTGTAGGTCCTGCTGGAAGTTCAGGGACTTCAGGAACTTCTGGTTCCTCAGGCTCATCTGGATCATCTGGAACCTCAGGAGCTACTGGGGCTACTGGCCCCCAAGGACCAATAGGAGAAACTGGCCCTCAAGGTCCTCAAGGTAATGCTGGAACCTCAGGAACTTCAGGAACTTCAGGGACCTCTGGAACTTCTGGTTCCTCAGGCTCATCTGGATCATCTGGAACCTCAGGAGCTACTGGGGCTACTGGCCCTCAAGGCACAACTGGTCCTCAAGGCGCGACTGGTCCTCAAGGGACTGTAGGTCCTTCTGGAAGTTCAGGAACTTCAGGAACTTCTGGATCATCTGGCTCTTCAGGCTCATCTGGTTCCTCAGGCTCATCTGGATCATCTGGATCATCTGGAACCTCAGGAGCAACTGGCCCTCAAGGAAACACGGGTCCTCAAGGAAACACGGGTCCTCAAGGAAACACAGGAGAAACAGGAGCCACAGGCCCAACAGGAGCCACAGGCCCAACAGGAGCCACAGGCCCTCAAGGAACTGTAGGTCCTGCTGGAAGTTCAGGGACTTCAGGAACTTCTGGTTCCTCAGGCTCATCTGGATCATCTGGAACCTCAGGAGCTACTGGAGCTACTGGTCCTCAAGGTACAACTGGCCCTCAAGGCGCGACTGGCCCTCAAGGAAACCAAGGCCCTCAAGGAAACCAAGGCCCTAGTGGAACTTCGGGAACA